GCTACATCAACGATTCAATCAACTCAGCCAAGCGTGAGTTCGACGCATCAGTTGAAGGCTACAGAGTCTTGCACGGTTTCAAGATCACCCAACAAAAGGGTGAATCGCTCATCGAAAAACTGGTAGAAACCAAGAAGATTGGTGAAAGGCGAGGCAAGGACATCTTGGATATATGGCGTAATCCCACATACTCGCAAGATAAAGACCGCAACATATACAATCTATACAATGCGGTAACACAAAACCTAACTCCAGAAATGGACAAAAGTTTTGAGCTAGTGGCAAGAACCAATCGCAGCGTACTCAAATTCTTACAGCATGAATCAAATGAACTTCACACAGCATGATGCATGGGGTCAGCGAGAGAACCAAGACCCTCCGCAACACGATGAACCTGAGCTAGATACAGTTGAAGTACATCTCAAGTTCAAGTGGAATCCTAAAGTACACGAACACCCACAAGACTGGAAGTGGGATGACATACTTGATGCCGAAGGTGTAGAAGTTACATGGAAGAACTAATCACAGAAGACAAGTTCATGCTAGAGCAAATCTACCATGCGCACATTCTGTCCAGCCACGATTCCCCCGTCCTAGTGATGGGGGAGTCTGGCACGGGTAAGGAGACTATCGCTCAAATCTTACATGGAGAAAGGCAGTCAGCATCGAACGCTAAAATACAAAATAACTTCGTTCCTGTAAACGTAACTACACTCCAAGAAGACTTGTTTGAATCGCTTCTTTACGGACATCTCAAAGGCTCATTCACGGGAGCGACCAGAGACACAACTGGTTTCGTTCAGCGAGCGCACAAAGGCACGCTATTCCTAGATGAGATCGGAGAACTTCCCCTACATCTACAGCCCAAGCTGCTGCGCTTCATTCAGCACAAGAAGTATAGTCGCATAGGTGAAGCCGAGGAACACAACGCAACTTGTCGCTTCGTGTTCTCAACTAACAAGGACTTACGCAAAGAAGTCGAGGCAGGAAATTTCAGACTCGATCTCTACCACCGCATATCAACCTTCATCATCAAGACATCACCACTCCGAGATAGAACAGATGATATAACTCTCTACCTCAAGAAACAAGAAGTCGAAGATCCCGAAGGATTAATGCTGCAAATCCTAGATCAAACCAAACTCACCGGCAACTATAGAGAACTACAATCTATACTTGCACGTTACAAGACACTAGGTAAATTAATCATCTATTAATATCACCTACCCCCCAAAAAGTTGGCACGAAGGTTGCTTATATATTAACTGTCATATTTTTTGAAAATGACCTATAAAAAAGAACAGTTTATCGACGGGGATTTCAAGGGTTTCGGGTTTTATACTCCGGTCTTTGAGTCTATTGATGAAGTTGTTGAGGCTTACGGTGAGAAAACAACAATCGCCCTTATAAATCAACAAGCTCAGTTACGCATTCGTGCCAAGGTTAAGAATGGTTTACCAAAGAACCTACCGACATCAGACTTGGAGAGATTCAAGGATGAATTATATCGTGAGAAACCGGATGGAATTCTTTTCTCGCAGGATGAAGCTGCAAAGTGGACTCCTTCGCTTAAAGAACTTTCAGCCAAGAAACTCTTCTTGCTGGCGCAAGCAGAACTAGCAAAGGGTAATAAAGAAACTGCTGCTAAATACATGGATCAATGCAAATCGAAAACATTACAATAGAACACAAAATAAAACCGAAACGCTCTACTTACAGTCCCAATGCGGCCAAGCAAGTACAGCCAATACTCGATAGGCTAATCGAAACTGGACAAGATGTTTACGTCAACGCCCAGCAAACCGGATACACAACAAATACTTTATACGTTAAATTCAACGATGGATTCAAGTTCATCCTAGACAACTTTGACGAGGAAAAGTATGCGCTACTCCGAAACAAGGTAGCCATTCGCAAGACTGATGACGGCATAATCATTTACTTCAAAGGAACAATACAGAACGCACTCAAATCAAAAGCAATGGATTATGAATTCAACAATTCTATTGCGTGGAAGAACGAACTAGAAACTTGGTACAAGACTGCCAAGGACACAGAACTCTTTGAGCGTAGCGTCTCTGTCTCTGAAGCTGATCGTGAATTCGTATACAATCTAGTCAATGAAGATTCAGAAGTAGATATTACCGACACTTCTGTTCGCGTAATGAAATGATTTACTTCGATATCTTATGCGCACTCGGACTGCTCTACTTTATATTCGGTACAATCTGCGCAATTCTATCAGGACTTGAATGACAATAGAACAACTGCTGGAGATTTCAGTCGAGGAACTAGAGGCAATGCCTGACTCAAAGTTGCAAGAACACCTAGCACCTTACTTAAAAATCTCAAGACCGGACGAGTTAGAAGAACTGAAAGTACAAAAGAAAACCAGAGGAAAGATTAAACTTGATTAAACTAGAAAAAGCCGAAGACCGCTACATTCTTCGCATAGACGCATCTGCCTACAAAGAATCTGCCTGTTCCCTCAAGTTCTACTACACAACTGTAAGAGGTTTGCGTAGTAGTTACATGAATCACAAGATGGAATACGGCACGGCATACCACAAGGCACTAGAGACTTACTACGCAACTGGTGATAAAGCCAAATCGCTGAACGAGGCACTAGAACATTTCTCTAATCCTGACATTCACGTTCCTGAGAATGATTGGCGTACTCAAGGGCATCTCGCGAACTGTATCACGCAATACTTTGACCACTACTCAGATGTAGACGGACTCAAGGTAGAGAAACACGAAGGCGAAGCACTACTCGAAATGAAGTTTGCTTATCCATTCTACACGAACGGATTCATCGACATCATTCTTTGCGGAACAATCGACTTCATTGGTACATACTTTGGCCAGAATGTTATCTGCGATCACAAGTCAACGGCAGTCACAACAGTTGACCGTTACTTGGCTTCATACGAAATGTCTACGCAACTCATGTTGTATACCTTGGTGATGCGTAAGCTGTTCCCTGACAGGAATTATCAAGCACTTATCAACGGCATCTTCTTGTCTCGCTCTGGTCGCAACAAGTTTCAGCGAAGCGCAATCCTAGATTACTCAGACCAGAAGCTCGCGTACTTTGAGCAGCATCTTACTGAGACTCTCGTCAACTTCGTTGAGCTACTCACCAAGAACATCAAGGAAGATAAACAATACTTCCTGCCAAACTTTAACTGCTGCGAAACCAAATTCGGAATGTGCAAGTTCGCTAAAATCTGCAACGCAGGAGACTTTGGCGAAGCAGTAATCGAGAACGATTTCTACACTAAAAAATATAACCCACTAAACTTCAATGAATAGTTTCGAGAGAGAAACCAAAATGACCATGAACGCAATGGACGGTGAACAACCAAAAACCAACATCGACATCTCACTAATTACAATTGCTGGCAATCAAGCATTTCTAAACGCACTCGATTGTGTTAAGTTGCTTGACGCGAAACAACTGGACTACGGGCCATTGAACATTTCATCTGAGGGACTACTCGGATTGAAGACTCGGCTCGTCGATAAAATTTTCAGACTCAAGAACCTACTTGAGAGCAATCGCGAACCGCACAACGAATCACTTGCTGATACTTTTCAAGACATAGTGAACTATGGATTGATCGGTCAAATGCTTCTCGACAACACTTGGCCAACAACAGAACAAACCAAACCTCGCAACATCGAGATTACAATTATATGAACAAACCTATCATCGGAATAGTTGGCGGTAGTGGCACGGGCAAATCAACATCCCTGCGCCGACTACCACCAAACAAGACAACCATCATCGACCTAGAACGCAAAGGCTTCCCATTCAAAGAAGCAAAGAAGTTCGACATCATATCGGTAGACAAGATACCTGACGTTAATCCTGCCATCGAAAAGGCAATTAAGAACTCAGATATTGTTGTCTTTGAGTCCTTCACTAAATACTGCGAACAACTATCCAGTTATGCTGGTAAGATGTACAAGGGTTACGATGTCTGGTCGTACTACAACAAACAGATTCGTGACCTACTCGACAAAGTGAAAAATGAAAAAGCCATCTTCGTATTCACAGCAATTGATGAGATAGTTCGTGTTACTCAGCCAACTGGTGGTGAGTACAATACTCGTCGCATCAAGGTGCAAGGCAAGCAGCACGAAGGTTGCATCGAGAAGGAACTGCTGATGGTTCTATTCACAGAAGTTCGTAAGGGAGAGAACTCAATCGACTATTGTTTCCAGACAAACTCTGATGGAGTGACATCTGCGAAGACTCCTCTTGGTATGTTTGATGATCTCTACATACCCAACGATCTCAACGAAGTCATCAAGTCCTGCAACGCATACTATGCCTGACCTACAAGAAAAGTTCGACAAGTTTCATGCGGACAACCCTTATGTGTGGGAGTTGTTCAAGCGGTTTACGTTTGAGGCAATCAATAAAGGATATGATAACTTTAGTGTTGCGTTGGTTGCTGAACGTATCAGATGGGAGACTCTCATCGAAACAAGTGATACTGATTTCAAACTAAACAATAACTACAAAGCGTTCTATGCCCGTAAGTTTCACAAAGTATTTCCAAAGTACGATGGAATCTTTCGGACAAGAACAAGCGTGGCCGACAAAAAGATTCTTTTTGCGGGATGAATTTCAGACGGGTACATACTGCTATTAAGATGCAGACAGGATTATCGGTTACTGGTTTTCCTCAGTTGACCAGTTTGTCCCTGCATTGATCGCCCGTCGATACTTTCTCACACGAAGTGAGGATAACTGGTAAAAATGCCTACTATTAACCTAAATGATGTAAAGGAGAACGCTCGTCCGTTTCTGCCTTCAAACAACTACACTATTCGTGTAGCCGATACCGAAACCCGTCAGTCACAGAGTGGCAACCCGATGGTTGTCCTGACTTGGGAAATCGTTGCACCTGAGTCTATCGAAGATCCAGACTTGGGAAATGTACGGATTGCTGGTTTGCAATTCCGCGAGTACCTCGTGTTTATCGAGAAGATGGCATTGCGCATCAAGCGTAATCATCGTGTTCTCGATTTGCCTTTCGAGTTGAACTGTTCCGACGAGAACGACCCTTGGGGTACTGTCGAGCCGGATGGTTCTATCTATAAGGGCAAGGCTGCCTACGCAACCATCAAGACAGAGAAGGTTGTAAGGAAGAATGCGGAAGGTGAGGCAATGGTAGATCCGTCTACCGGCGACCCTATCACCTTTAACTCGTATTCAGTTGGGGAACTGATCAGTAAAGCACCCGAACACGATCTTGCGTAACCACATGGGGGAGGGTAAAACCTCCCCCTTTTTTCCATGAAAATATACGACCTAGAAGTAAACAAGGAAGACATTGACAGAAAATTTAAGAAATTTGCGCGGCGGCATGGACTCAAGCCCAGCGAAGTTGGCCATCACGAAAGTCGCACGATGGATTACAAAGTAGATTTTCCGCACAAGAAGCGGCGAACTGCTGAAGTAAGAAAAAGATACGGAACACCTGACTACGTTAAAAGAAAATACTGTGAAAGAATTAACGACCATAATTGATGACATTCGTACCAAGGACAATGCACAAGCATTGGAGCGGCTACGAATCAAGACGACTGAGATGCAAGCCGAGGCTTTAGCAGACGGTTATCTATCGGGAATCCATGATGCAATCCTAATGCTACAAGATTACATCAAACAAGATTCAATCAAGGACAAGCTCAAACAAGAAGCACTCAAGGCGCGTGAGACACAAACCAAGTCTAAAGTACAGCGGTCTAACGGTAATTCTCGAAAGTCCAAGTAGGTTCGACAAGGGTAGTCTAATCTCAGGCTACGCTGGTCATCTATTCCAAAACGCCCTTGGTATTCCGAGACAATCCTGCGACATCAGATTGCTCAATACCTTGGGCGAAGGCTTTCTCCCCGACACAAAAGTAATTTTGTTGTTGGGCGAGAAGGCTCTTAAAACTTTCAAGAACTCAAAACTCGGCGGTCAACGTGGCTGTCCTTGGATTGTACATGGACGCACCTACATTGCTACGTTCGCTCCGCAAAATGCCATTGATCGCAAGGCATACTTCAATCCGCTCGCGCACGAAACCGAGTACGATTACGACGAAACTGAGAGACACGGCAAAACCAAACGATCCAACTGGCGATACTGGATGCAACGGGATGTATCAAAAGCTGCCGGTTATCTCAAGACTCCGCCTAATCCCATCGAAGGTGAGAGTGACATCTATCCCAAAGCATCCGAAGTTATAGATTTACTAACAAACACTAAAGGCAAGGATATGTTCTTTGACATTGAAACAAATCCTAGCCTTGAGATGACTTGTTTCGGATTCTCGTTTGGCGGCAAAGGTTACTGCGTACCAATGCTGCGAATAAACTACTACCATTACGACGAGACTCACCAAATTTTACGCGCACTCGCTGTTGCACTCAGAGACAACACAGTAGTCATACACAACGCGCTCTTTGACCTGTTCGTTATTGCTTATCGTTATGGTATTCCTGCGCCCCGCAAAGTCTACGATACAATGCTGGCGCACCATCGACTGTTCCCTGAAATAGAGAAGTCTCTCGGACATTGCATATCACTTTACACAGATCAGCCTTATCACAAGAACGAAGGTTGCTACAATCCACAGAACGCAGAACAGTTTGATCAACTCTACCATTACAACGTCAAGGACGTACTCACAATGGCATTGATTAAACCATCCATTGACGAACTCGCAGTTACGATGAACGCAACTAAATCCATTGAACAAGCTAACTCAATGGTAGTGCCGTACCTTACTGCGATGTGTCAAGGACTCCGCATCAATACAGCAGAGAAGAAAAAGATTCTGATGCGCAACGAGCGACACAAGAATCAACTTCGCAGAATGCTGAGTCTCCTTGTCGGTCACGATCTAAATCCAAACAGTCCGAAGCAAGTGTCTGTCTATTTGTATGACCGCATGAAGCTAAAGAAACCAGCGAAGGATTTAACAAACGAGAAGACTCTGCTTCAACATCGACTCAAGTATGATCTTCCAGCAATCTCAATAATTCTCAAGTACCGATCAATCGCCAAAGAATCCGGCCAACTCAAGTACAATCCTTACGATGGTCTGCACAACATACCGATGGTTGATCGCATCACGACCTCGTACAACTTGGCTGGTACATCTACATTCAGACTGGCAAGTCGCAAGCTACTCGGTCGCTGGGGTACGAACATCCAGAACATACCAAAGAAGCTGCGACATCTGTTCATTGCTGATGAAGGCAAGGTTCTTGTGCAAGCTGACCAAGCTGGGGCAGAGGCGATGATCGTTGGCTACCTATGCACACAAGGCAACTTCCGCACACTATTTCTTGAGGGCATCAAGTCCCATGTCTTTGTTGCCATGCGTCTGTTTCCCGATGTCTGGTCTGCTGAACTTGGTAGAAGCATCGACGAATTCTGCGAAGCCCCCATCCATGAACTCAAGGACATTAAAGGTTGGGATGAACTAAACAGCGTAATCAAAGATAGCGACAATTGGACTGCCGATAAACGCTACTACTTCATGGCCAAGATGGTTTGTCACGCATCGAACTACGGAATGAAAGCACCAACCTTCCGTACAAATATCTTGCAAAAGTCTCAAGGTGCAATCGCCCTTGAATCGAAAGAGGCTAAACGATTTCTCAGTACCTATCACAAGTTGTTCCCTGAGATAAACCAATGGCACAACGAGACTGTCGAACGGCTCAAGGAAACGCGAACGCTCAAGAACCTGTTTGGGTATCCGCGATACTTCACCGGCATCATTGATGAATCAATGTACAAGGAAGCGTATGCATTCGTGCCTCAATCGACTGTCGGATGCATTACGAACCTCGCATTTGTCGAACTACAGAACCGACAAGATTTGCAAGAGTTAGGAGTTGACGTACTCCAGAACAACCATGATAGTGTGCTGCTTCAATGCGCACCTGAGCATTCAAAATTCGTTGCCCAAGAAGCAATGAAGCATTTGAATCGTGAAATGATTTCTCCCCGTGGCGAGCGATTCTCCATGAGATCAGAAGCAATGATCGGGGATAACTGGAAGGAAATGATAGATGTCTAAACCAATAATAAGCTACAACATAGGTGATACTAATATAAGTGTCGCAATCGACAACTTCTTCGATGGAGATGAAAACCAACCATTACTATTCATCACGGTAAACGGGACGCTACATCCTGCTTTAACCTTTGAGCAGTATTCAATAATTGCAAAACTGATAGAAACACTTGATGACTAATCTTGAGAAGTGGCGGCACTATCTCAAAGATTTGGAATCGCCCGATCTATTTATTGATTGGAGTTTCTACAGTTTGATAAGTGCTGCGTTACAGAGGCGAGTCTGGTTGTATCCAGATTCAATGTCCATATACCCGAACATCTTTACGTTGCTTGTCGGGCCTCCTGCTGCTGGTAAGTCTCGCGTGATCTCGCAAGTTACCGACATCATAAAGAGCGAGAAGCTCATGGAATTTGACGTTGAGAAAAACGAGATGGTTCCGATGTATCCTTACGGTGCAGACACAACTACGCAAGAATCGTTGCTTCGTTATATGCGTGATGATTGTATGCGGACGTTTACTATACCCGATACTCGTCTCGGTGGTAGTGCGCTCAAGAATAAGTCGCACCATTCCATCTGCTTTATGATTGAGGAACTCGGTGTACTCTTTCGTAAGAACTCCGAGGACATGGTGAATATGCTGAACCAGTTTTATGATTCACGCAGTTACCATTACAAGAGTAAACACCAAGGCTCAGACGACATCACGAACATCTGCGTAACAATGCTGGGAGGAACAACACCTTCATTCATTCGCGAAGCATTTAGTGATAGGATTATTTCGCAGGGTTTTACTTCTCGCGTCATCATTGTATTCGGTCACGCACCTAGATTCTTTCGCCAGTTTCCCGGTCTATCAGACGATCAGATACGCTACCGCAAAGACATTATCAGTTGGCTGTATGGACTGCGCGGAATCTCAGGTGAATGTAAGTTGGATGCCGAAGCGTCTGCGTGGCACAAACACCTTTATGAGTCAGGAGAACTGGATAGAAAGCGAGTGAACAAAGACCCTCGACTCGATAATTATTATGGCAGGAAGAATGTTCATCTATTGAAGACTGCCATGCTGATGCATTTCGCTGATGGCACGACGAAGGAGATTTCATTGTCGCAGATCAAACGTGCATTCAAGTTGTTGACCATAACGGAACACAAGATGCATGAAGCGTTCAATACTGTTGGACGTAATCCGATTGGTGAAATCACCAAACACATTTTAAGATATATTATTGACTCGGACTCAGGTGTTCGCTACAAAAAGTTATGGCTGAAATTTGTATCTGAGGTTACGAAACAGGAACTAGACCAAGTATTAGAGTTCCTTGTAACTACAGAGCAAGTTGAGAATACCGGAGGATGGTTTAGACCCTTGGTTGACGATGTTTACGATAGCCTTAACTTCTAAACTGGGTCAGACATTTGTAGCGATGTCTGTTTGCGGGTCTTGTTTTTCTTGGTTTTCCAAGGCTCGACCAGTTTCATGAAACCGCCAAGAGGAACAACTCATCTGCGTCTTGATACAAACGGCAAACGTGCCGTTGAACTAATCAAAGATAAAGATTGTATGGCAGGATGCGAGGGTAAGATTACTTACCTGCGGAAGCAGGGTAAGTCTTATAAAGAACTAGGCTCATTCGACTTTGATGGTAGCCTTGAGTCTTTCAGCCAACTCGATAGCGCGGAGTAGAATCTTACGTTGACCTCTAGTCTCTGCGAGTTGTAGTGCTTCATGTAGGTTTTCTATTAATTCATTCATCGTAGCAAGTCCCACGCGCCTTCGTATTCGTGATACTTCTTGCCGTCTCTAAATATCTTCAGAGTCTTTGTAGCAACATCCTCTACTGGCACGATCCAAAAGCGGTTGCCATCAATAACACAACAGATAAAAAAATCAATGTGTTCTTTCGTGTAAGCCTCTTTAGTTATGCTGCCATGACTTAAAGTAAATGCATAATGCGGCCCGTGATGCTGAACTGTTAATGCAACTTTCTCGGTACACTTAATTTGTATGCGACAAAAGTGATGAGACTTTTCTGCAATTAAATCGTAATGACAATTATCACCGAACGGAAACGCTACATTCCAATCACGTTGCATCAACTCTTGTGCAACGATAAGCTCCCCCCTTGCCCCCAATGTCTTCACAACAACTTACCTTTAGATCCAATGAATCTATAGATGAGTGCTTTCTTTTGTTCCTTTAATCTCTCGAATTCTTTCTCAGTTTTGATTAAGCCTTCTGCCTGTTCCCGCTCAATGATTGTACCGGGCATCATCTTTGAACCAAACTTCCGAGATAACATTGCGCCCTTCTCGCTTCGGTTGATTGTTGCCAAGTCAGGAAACCTAGCTAGATCAGCTTTGCTTGGTTCGATTCCAAGGTACTGAATACGATCCTTCTGCCTTACATATTCTCTGGTAGATGGTAACGCAGGAGTCGCTGACCAGTTGCCGTGCCAGAGCGCATTTAGATTAATCTTAAATTGATATTGTTGCTTGGCCAAGTTGTCTGGATGCTTCTGTATTGCATCTCTTGCTGCCTCACGAACTGCTGCTGGTAGAAGTTTTCTTGCATCAGCTATGTTGTTGGCTTTTCTGAATTCTTTTCTGGCTGGATTAACATACTCATTACCAACATCCGGTGATACTCTTTGTTGATCTTTACCCGTTGTCAGTCGATCCCATTTACGGAGACTCGCCCGTGCGTTAAACTCGGACATATCTTCAGACAATAACAGATGGTTTGCTGAGTAACGCAATGTCTGATTCAAGTCGGTAAATACTGTACGGATAAACTTTGTCCAGCTTTTCGCAAAGTTTTCTTCTGTCATTTCGCCTGACGAGAAGAACTTAACAAAAGTATTTGCAATTGTTGTGGCTTGATCGAACGCAGGAAAAGTAAAGCCGCCGGGAATACCATCCATTATACCGAATCGTGAAGCCTTAACTAGATCGAAGATCAACGCAGACTGAAACCCAAAGAAACCCGCATACTGAATAGAATTAAGAATCGCATAAGCTAGTTCCTTATCGTTCTCCATGTGTAATGCTTCTATAATCTTTGGGTCACTTTGCAGTTTGTTTGCGATTTGTTCAGAAATGTACACGATTGCCTCACCTCCGATGACTGCACCAATCGTTGCTTTAACTAACGGTAACGGATCGCCCTGAGTCTTCAATGGGCCAATGACATCCTTAACCATGCGGTCTGATTTCTCGATAGACCAACGTGACAATGAAGTCACCATGCTGAGAACACCGCGCTGCGTGAACTTCGGCAACCCTCTTGCATCGTAGGTTCCTTGATTTATCTCAACCCATGCAGCAGCAGCTTTGTCCATCAACTCGTCTGGTGCTTTAGTACCGCGACCAACATAGTCCATTAAGTTCTGCTTCTTGCCGTTGATGACAACGTCACCCATCTGCTTCTGTAAATTTTTTAGTAGTCTGTTCGCAGTCCAGTCTGTTGTGATTATATCGAGTGGCCTCATGTGCATTGCTGCCCATGTAATTTGTCTGCCAAATGCAAACTGTAATGCGCGAGTACCTTGCTCAAGAATGTTACGACCACCAACACGAAGCATAGTGTCAGCAACACGATTTGCGACATCAGCAACTCGGTTAATACTCTCAGCCTTGTACTCAAGGTTGTTTAAGTTGGTCTTGTTGATTCCATACTCAAAACTCTTACGCCATGCATTTCGTATATCCAACAAATGAGTCGCAAGAATTGGTAAGTCCTGCAACCTCATGTAAGGCAAAGCAAATAAGTAAGACGAAAAGAAATCACGAATACCAGCACCAGCACCCAACCAACTAGATGTAACTAACCTATTGAATGTACGAATACCTAGATCATAACCTTCGTAGTATCCGATGTAGTTCTCCATGACTGCCTCAATCTCGTTTGAGTCATAGAGTGCCTTGCCGCTTTTTACTTTGATGTGCTTCTCGTCATATGTTGGCAGATTGAACGGGCCTCCATGTTCCATGCCATCAAGGTCGTACTCTGTAATGTATTTACCTTCTTGATCTGGCATACCAAGAATCTGTCTGGCTTTCGGATCAAGTTCTACGTGCTTAAACATCGCCATGTCTTTAGCAAAACGAACAACGTAACGAGTCATACGTTGAACTGCATTTGCTTCAACCCAAGCAGCAGGAATACCTAGCTTGCCTGTTGCAACACGGAGTGCCTTGAACTTGTGTGAACCTATCTGTTTGTCGGTCGCTCTTAATGCGCCAGCAAAATTATCAAAAAGTATCTCTAGCTTCTCGTCGTTGGTCTTACCTTTCTCACTCGGTAATGCTACATCGTCACCCTCATCCTTGACTCCTGCTTCTTCTGATTGCTTGACTGCATCATTGAATTCTTCGTCAGACATATCCTTGGATATGGACTTCCAATACTTGATGAGTTGCGTCTTTAGTTCTTGATACTCTTTGCTTTGCTTCTCGCCTTTCATCAAGATTCGGCGTTTGTCTTGGGCAATAATCTCAGGAGTATATTCAAGTGTGTGTTGACCGGGAACATACTGAACCTCTTTGCCACGATAAACTGCGACCTTCAATCCAAGGTCATTCTGTAATGTACGAGTGTCACGATACACGCTTTCTATCATACGATCATAATATCGTATGCTAGCGTTGCTGTTATATGCTTTAGCAAGGTCATCATCTATCTTGTCGATTAAGCCTAGCTTTGTGTGCCAACGCTCTGTCTGGTATCGACCTAGCGCAGTCATTTCATCGCCTGACAAATGTACTTCGCTCATGGCAAGCATGGTTCGTTCTAGGTAACGACCAACCATTTCACGTTCTTCTGCGTGTACTGACTCAAATTTTGACGCGATGTACCCTGCTAGTTCCTTGGACTTGCCTTCACCAAGTTCACGAATCCGATCAATAACAGGACGAAAGTTTCTGGTAATTCTTCTACCGAGTTGCCATGTGCTTGGCTCGCCAAAATTGATGAGCGGAATTCTGCTGTAGCGTTTTTGTTCATAACGATCTACAGCGGACAATCCTTTCGGAGTTGAATCCATTGGGATTGGAGTCTCTTCATCAATCTTACCAATCGGATCAGCACCACTTTCCTCTGATGCCAGTTTGCTGACACTCCAAAGTTCTTCAAAATCTGTCTGCCTTGGCCTCGGCGGTTGTGGGTTGTGCGTTAGAATATCGAGCTTTGTGCCTACGATTTCCTCGGCAGTTTCGAAAAATTTGCTGCGCATACCACCAGCAAGAACATCATCAACAGAAACTTTCGTGTCTGCCCACAATGCTTGCAGTCGATCAAATTCATGGTAGATGGCTGATCCCTCATCTTTGACTCGGTCAAAGATCATCTTGCTGCGATCAATTACGTTGAAGGTTTCGTCATTGACGAAGTTCTCCAGCATCGCTTGAGGCGACCGTTGCATATCATCAAAGTTCTTACGAACCGATGAGCCAGTAACTCCGTAACTATCAAGTAGTGTGTCAAAAAATTCTACGTACTCATCGTTGGACATACCGAGTCCATCAACAGGTGCAACACGACGAGCAAACTCTTGCTTAATATCAAGAGGCAACGCCTTAAAGATTCCGTGCAACGCATCTCCTTGATGCATGATGCGAGTATCATAATGTTGACGACGATCAATATTGGTTCTGTAATCGCCTCTCGGTGTTTCCAACTCAAGATGGTTTTGGTAGTAACGCAACTTGGCTTTGACTGCATCATCCAACTTGTTGTTGGTGTTCAATGCATAGTCCATGAACTTGGCCACCATGTAAGGTTCGTAGTTCTTAAACCACATACCTGACTTGGCTGTCATTTGCCATGCACTAGCCAGTTGATTGTTCATGCGAATATCACCGAGCAACTTGTGATACGTCAGATAACGAGCGAGAGTTGAATCAAAAGTTTCGTTGATTGTCGGAACACCAATAACAATCTTGTCGTTCTCAAAGTAACCAGCAGCATCTTCTGGTCTGCGTGTGCGTAAAATTATCTGAGGCTTGTTGTCGAGCGACTTGTACAGTTTCTTTAGCGGACTGTTCTTGCGCACCGCATTCATAAACTGATCGAAGTTGGTTTCATCAATCATGTAACCATCAAGGTATTCGACGGTTGAGTTGTACGAATGATTCTTATCGAGTGCAATCTTAAACTCGTTTAAGTCTTCTGCGTAGTTCTTCGCAAATTCTTTTGGTCGCTCTGGTAATCCAAGAAGTTCTTCAACTTCTTTAGGCATATCAAACACTTCAACTGATGACTCGTACTTCGTGCCATCAACAGTCTTTGATGCAGTCGCAGCTTGTCCTCCAATTTGTTTAGGCTTCTCTAGTCCGATGTACTTGGCGTAATTAATTCCATCTCTGAGCCAAAGATCGTTATCGAATAAAGCGGCAGGGTCTAGTTCAAGTCTTTGTGCAATGTAATCTAGTATATCGTTTACTGCTGCTTTGCCGTACTTAACTTTCTGACCTCGACGAACGTCAGCATACCAACGTCGCATCTTATCAAACGTACCTTTCGGTAAATTACGAAGACGCTGCTCAAGTTTTTTACCGCCTTCTTCAGCAAGAAACTCATCAAGGTACGCTTCATCCTTATCAAAGTTGTAGCCTTTCGCCTTAAATTTTTCTTTTATCTTTTTGAGATCGAACGATGAATCGTTGCTGAGTAATTCTTTGTACCAACCACGCGCAAGTTTCTGGTCAACCTCATTGGATGACTCAAACAAATCACGAACAAACCGATGAACAGTTTCATGTAATGGTATCTCAAGATTAAGATCGTCAAGACTCAAAACCATCTCAGGGTCTCTAACGCGATGATTCTTGTTGTGTAGGAATCCAAGAGCGCGTCCTTGTGCATTATCAACTAGCTTGTCTACTGCGACACGCATAGTGATGTTGCGACGATTGGCCAAGTTCCTTGCAGTCTTAAATAAGTCTGCTGGTAGCTTGGTTTCAATCTCAGCCATCAACTCAGCGCGAGCATCTTCAATGGACTTGTTTTGATTCTGAAGAAACCTTGTAGATACTTCAGCACGTTTACGCTTATTAAGTTTAGCGAATGCACGGGCAACCTCCTCGTTGGACATTGCTGAAATTTTAGACTCGATCTTCTTCTTGCCTTCTTCGCTGACCTTTGCTTGATCTTCTTTAGATGGCTGTTGTTTCTTTTCAAGTTCTCTGAGTGCTTTATCAATCTTCGGGTCTTTATTGATTTTTTCGAACTCACCCTCAACAGATGTTTTCGGACTCTCGGAAGTCTCTCGAATTGCATCAGCATCTTGTTGAACTTTAAGATTTGTTTCTGACGCAGCTTTCATGTCATCTGCGACTTTCTCAAGCATATCATCAACAAGAGTTCTGCGACCTATTCCTTCGTCTTCACCTTTAACAATTGAACGAGCAAGAAGTGCCTCTTGTACTGGCAAATCTTTAATGTCTTTTAAATCCTCGCCTACTTGTATTCCAAATTCAACTGGTCTTTCTGGCGCGTCTGATGGTGGAGGTGCTGTCGTGCCAAGCAACTTGCGTCCATGACCAAATGGCTCAGTAAACAATGCGCCACCTGTCATTGCTGCGCCTAATGCTGTTGGCTGAAAGTCTCCTTCTTGAAATTGTCTTGCACCTTCTACTGCACCACCAATACCAGCACCAACAACTGCCTGACCAACGGCATATTTTGCAGCTTCAGATTGTTTAGCGCGTGTACCAAAACCAGACTTAACTGCTTCGCCTAAACCTTTTGCTGTCTTTAATGATGGAGCAACACCACCGCCAAGACTACCTCCAAGAAATTCACCTGTGACTGATGCAACAGGTTGCGCTTTGCGTCCAGCAGCAAGTTCACGCTCTGTCTGTCTAACTGCTTCTTCTCCACGAATTGCCTCGTCTACTTCTGTCTGAGCTGCGTCTAATGCAATACCACCAGCGATTGCACTACCCAACATACCAGCACCTTTAGCAATTACTCCAATTGGCCCAACAGCGGGTACTTTTGAGAGTATCTTACTCATTCCGGCCATTGCGCCAAGACCGCCAAGACCGGGGACTACTGATCTTGTTGCTGACTGAACTCCGACATCAAGCGCAGAACGATCTTCTGCTTCTGCAATGTCGTATTCTTCCTGCGTTAGAATTTCAACATTATCTGGAATGTTGTATCTTTGACGCAGTCTACGCTTTTCTTCTTCTAGCGTCATTAGTTAAACTCTCGCGATTCAACATCTACTGGACGTAAGTAAAATCCAGTACCGCCTTCACCTTGTATTTGTTGTGGCGCATTATTTAATACTTCTTCAACTTCTACCTCAGTCCAGTTCTGAGGCCCAGTTCCCATACCACTATGACCAAGGCCCATTCCATTAGCTGATGCTCTTGAACCTTTGCCCAATACACGAAGTACGTTGTCAATTGTTGCTTCGGCTTGCTCGACTGCGGCTTGTATTTCAGCAAATCGTGGATCACCCTCGGAAACGCGAGGAAGACTTTCCAGAATATCTAACTGCTCTCGTAGCTTTGTTGATGTTGCTGCCCGAAGCCGCGCATCTGCTATAACTTGTGGAATCTTCTCTTCAGCTTCTGTAACTTTAGCTCGCGCTAGTCTAATGGATGAATCAACAGTACCTTCTGCTTGTCTAGCAGCAGCGTCTCTTGCGCGTGGCTGTGCCATCTGCATTTCAATTGCGCGTTGTCGCGACCATTCATCCAGCGATAAAGAATCCGGTCTGGCTGGAACAGGTATACCTTGTGAACGCAAGAACTCCGCTGCACCACCAGTATCAGTACCGCGAGTTGTGTACTCCGCGTAACTACCTGGCCCCTCTCCTGCAACTGCTCCCGGTGCTCTAGTGATTGCTAGGTTTTCTGCAAGTCTGTCTGTCTCAGCTTGCTGTGCTTGCTCGGCCCGTGCTGCTGCGTCTTCAGCTTGCATCGCGTTCATGCCGCGAGCCATCAATGATCTGCGCAATGCATCACCTTCCTCCAACTGACGTTGTAACTCGCCTCGTTGTAGTATCGGACTAGCTGATGGTTCTTGGTAGTAACGATCAAAGAACTCACGCTCTGACTCAGTTGCACCTTCGCGAAACCGATCAGCAAACTCTCTAGCTCGCCGCCTCCTCTTTGTTAGTTCAAATAAATTAGACATAACTCTTATGGTGTTAAGCCGATTGCATCTCTTATCGCTTCTTTGCCGCCTTGCTCACCTTGCTTGTTTGTAATTATATTAGATACTGATGGAAGTACTTGTGCCGCTGTATTACCGAATGAAACTTGTCCCGGCATTGTTGGTGAGACTGTAGTGCCTTCGCCAAAGACCGCGCCGGGATTGACGTTTGATTTCAGACTAGGAATAACGCTGCCTGCTTGACCAAGTGCTTGGCCAAGACGTTGTTGCTTCGCAGCTAACGCATCACCAAATGTCATAGCAGCACGGTACTTGTCCATCTCAGATGTACGACCAAGTCCTATACCCATTCTACCAAGACCACGCGCTACTTGCGCTTCTTCTGCACCTGACAACCTAGATGGGTCTTGTGCCGCAAGTAAATTACGAAAACTTTCTCCGACTTGTTTCTGTGTAGTTTGGACTTCTGGCGAAATAGTACCTTCGAAGTTTCGCAAGCCTTCTGCCATTGCCTTACCTGACTGCGCCAACTGGTCTACTCTTGTACCAGATTTGGCTAGATCACCAAGACGCTCCTGTTCACGTTGGAATTTTCCTTCTATTTCTCCCAAACCGGGTCTACCTAATTTTGCGATTTTTGGTTGACCTGTTTTTTCGTCAAATAAAACATTACCACTTTCATCAGTTTCGTATTGTGTCGGTGTCCCATAGTATTCTTCATACTTTAATGATTCTGAACCTCCAATTGGGCCGCGATTTCGTGAAATTTCTTGCCCGTCCTCATTTCGTTTAGTCACAATACCAAACTTTACTAGACGATCTAAATCTTCTAGCGCAATTGCTTCAGTCTTTCCTGCTGCTATTTTTGCCTGTGTAAACGCGGGTAATAATTTTTGATACTCTTTTCTTAATGCCGATACAGATTCTTTTTGTTCGTTTGATGAGAGTGCTTCTGCGAGAGCAAATAAAGTCCCAGCTTCGACTATGTTGTCCATGCTGAGAGCACCTTCATTACTGAATAGGTTTTTTACTCTACTCGTTATGCCGGTAAAGCCCGATAACACTCCTTGCGCTAATCCGCCGGTTGCTTTGAATAATCGTTCAAGTAATTCTTCCATGATGTTTTATGTTGTTAGTATTCCTGCGCTGCGTAAGACGCTTTTGAGGTGATTGATTTGTGCTGATATTTCTACTAAAACTGCTTTGATTTCAGCTTCTGTTGGATGAGCTGAATCTGAAGCACTAAATGAAATTCCAGTAGTTGCCGCCGCTCCTACTGATGAGCCTCCAACAGTCGCAATATCTGCTGAAGCTGCGGCTTTCTTGACTACCCCGTCTGTGCTAGTTGTCGCATCCGGTACTGTTAAATTATCCAGCATTGCGTTAGCTGCTGCTAGATTCGTGAACAGCGTAGTTGCGTCCGTAAAATCTGTGTGTGTTACATTAACTGACATAAGCCTGTGATAACATTGGATTCATTGGTGTAATGTTTTGTGTTTCTAACTGTAAATTCGATAACGTAATTCCGTTAGTCCATGTCAGAGCGTAAGATATTTTCCAACCCTGCTGAC